TTTCTCTCCCCAGCATTTTTTTCCAAATCCGAGCACCGAAAGGCGGTGTGTCCTGATGGTTGCTAAGCGTGGTTTGCGCTCGGTTTCGGAGGGTGAGAAGCCGCCTATTCCGGTGAAGCCGAAGACGGTTACTGAGGCTGCGAAGAACGGGACGACTCGTGAGCTCTTGTCTGCGACGAGGGATCGGATTGCGGTTGCTGTTGAGGATCCGAATACGCCGGCCCGGGACCTTGCTGCTTTGTCGAAGCGGTTGATGGAGACCGTGCGGGAGATCGAGGCGATTGACGCCCGCAGCGAGGAGTCGGAGTCTGATGCCGAAGTCGAAGATGGAAAGTTCGACTCCGCGGCTGTCTGAGTTTGCCAAGGCGTTTGTTTTTCCGAAGACGATTCAGAAGACGGTTTGGCCTCGTGTTGAGTCCAAAGGGTCTGAGTTGGGGCTCGGTTTCGATTGGTGGCAGTCGCAGCTGGGCACGGTGTGCCTAGGTTATGACAGTCGAGGGAAGTATTCGGCGACGGTCGGTGGCGTTGGCCTTTCGATTCCCCGTCAGGTTGGAAAGACATACTTTGTCCTGGCGATGATCGTTATTTTGTGCATCCTGTTTCCTGGGTTGCAGGTTGTCTGGACGGCTCACCACCTTCGAACTTCCACTAAGACTTTCACTACCTTGCGGGGCATTTGCCGGCGCAAGAAGATCGCGCCTCTCGTTCGTGCGATGCGTGCTGGGAATGGTGAGCAGCAGGTCGAGTTTGTCAACGGGTCAATGATCATGTTCGGGGCGCGGTCGCAGGGATTCGGCCGTGGTTTCGACGAGATCGACATTGAAGTTTTTGATGAGGCCCAGATCCTTGATACGAAGGCGCTGGAGGACATGATCGCGGCGACTAACCAGGCTCGTAATGAGCATGGTGCGCTGCTGTTCTTTATGGGCACCCCGCCTCGTCCTTCGGATCCGTCTGAGGCGTTTGAGTTGCGGCGGTCGAAGGCGCTTGCGAATAAGGCGCCGAACGCTATTTGGTTGGAGATCGCGGCTGACCGTGGGTCGGACCCGGATGACCGTTCGCAGTGGCCGATCATGAATCCGTCTTACCCTCACCGGACTCCCGTTGAGTCAATGGAGCGGCTGCGGGAGAACCTTGGGGATGACGATTCTTGGAATCGTGAAGGCCGCGGGATCTGGGATTCTTCGGATTCGTCCCGGGTTATTGATGAGGATTCGTGGGGCATTGTCGCGGATGCTGCGTCGATGGCGATCGATCGGTTGTCTCTGGCGATTGATGTTCCGCCGGATCGTTCAATTTCGTCTGTGGCTTTGGCTGGCCAGCGCGCTGACGGGCGTTGGCATGTGGAGTTGGATGACACCCGGAAGGGCGTCGATTGGATCATCCCTTGGGTCAAGTCCCGGGTTGAGAAAAACCGTCTACATGCCGTGGTCGCCGATGAGATGTGCGGACTGGTCGAGGAGCGTCGGGGCAAGCATTACCTGGTCGGCACGGACATTGTGGTGACCCTCGCGGCCGCTGAAGGCAGGGATATGGCTATCGCTTGCGCGAAGTTCTACGACGGTGTCATTGACAAATCGGTGATGCACACAGATCAGCCACAGGTGAACGTCGCCCTTTCCCTTGCTCGTAAGCGTCCTCTTGCTGGTGGCTGGGCTTGGAACCGTAAGGACGCCGCCTCGGACATTACGCCGATTGTGGCTCAGACTCTTGCCCTTTGGGGTGCTCAAAATGACAACGTGAATCGTCCTGCGAGGCGTACTGGATCTAGGACGGCGGTGATTCTGTGACTTTCGAAAAACTGCGCGTCCCTGAACTCTCGAATGACGAGCTGGCGACCCTGAATCGGTGCGCTGAGGAGTTGGACAAGAAGAAGCCGCGGAATCTTCTGCGGTCTTCCTACTATGACGGGAAGCGTGCCGCGAAGCTGGTTGGTACTGTCATTCCACCGCAGTATCAGAACATCGGTCTCGCCCTTGGGTGGGCAGCGAAGGGTGTTGACGGACTCGCTCGGCGCTGCAACCTGGAGAAGATGATTTGGGCTGACGGGGACCTTTCCTCTATCGGCATGAGCGAGCTTGAGGAGAGCAATTTCCTGCTCTCCGAGATCTCCCAGGCGCGCACTGATTCGTTGCTTCATGGCGTTTCGTACCTGATCACCACTAAGGGTGACGCTGGGGAGCCCGCCGCGTTAGTGCATGCCAAGGATGGGCTTAACGCTTTCGGGACTTGGAACCCTCGACGTCGGGCACTCGATGATCTCCTGTCCGTGACGAGTTGGGCGGATGGCAACATCACGGGCTTTGTCCTGTATCTCGACAACCTCACGATCAGCGCGGAGAAGGTCAACGGCACGTGGCAGGTCGATCGGTCTGACCACCCTTGGCACGTCCCTGCTGATCCGCTGGTGTACCGTCCAAGAGGTTCGCGCAGGATGGGCCGGTCACGTATCACGCGACCCGTGATGGGGCATCAGGACGCTGCGCTGCGTGCTCTGGTCCGCCTTGAAAGCCACATGGATGTTTACACGATTCCTAAGCTGATCCTCCTTGGTGCAAGTGAGGATATTTTCAAGAACGCTGACGGTTCGATGAAGGCCTCTTGGCAGATCGCCCTTGGCCGCACCTTTGGTATCCCGGACAACACAGATAGGGAGCAGGAGAACCAGCGCGCTGATGTGAAGCAGTTTGATGCGCAGTCCCCTGAACCCCATCTAGCCGACTTGAACGCGCTTGCGAAGCTGATGGCGCGTGAAACGGATTTGCCCGATTCGGATTTCGCACTGACTGACATGGCGAACCCGACGGCAGAGGGTGCCTACGCAGCTTCCCGGGAGAATCTGATTTCCGAGGCTGAGGGCGCAATGGATGACTGGTCTGTTCCGATCCGCCGCACTGTGAATCGGGCTTTGGCGATTCAGAATGGTCTCACTGAGATCCCCGAGGCTTGGGGCTCTATCGAAACTAAGTGGCGTTCTCCGATTTATCTGTCCCGTGCGGCGGCTGCTGATGCTGGTGCTAAGCAGATCGGCGCTGTTCCGTGGCTTGCTGAGACTGAGGTTGGACTCGAATTGCTGGGCTTGGATGATCAGCAGATCCGTAGGGCCATGGCTGATAAGCGGCGGGCTGCGGGGCGCGCTGTAATGGCAGCCTTGGCCCCCATGCCGGCGCCACAGGCCAATGCTGACGGCGGGTGAGTCGAAGGCGGCACTGCAACTTGTCACGGCTGCAGCAGTGAGTGCTGCTGCTACCGCGCTCGGGAGGGTTTCAGGCCCACCGGAAGAGCAGCGTGCGGTGCTGTTGGAGGTTGTTCCTGGGGTTATCTCGTACTACTCGGATGGGTCGTCTGCGCTAGCCGCGGACTTTTACGACGACGAGCGCGAGCGGGCGGCGCCACCGAAGCTCTACCTTGCTGAGCCGGTCATCCTTGACCGGACAGTGAAGATTCGAAACGCGGTCGCCTGGGCCTCTCAGCCCCTTTTTGAAGGGGACATAGAGAAGTCAGCTTCCCGGCTGGCTGACGTTGTTCAGTTGGAAACAGCTCGCCCCTACCGGGACACGATCCTCACTAATCGGCGGCGGGATCCTTCCGCGGTCGGTTGGCGTCGGATATCAAGCGGAGGCTGCCGGCTGTGTCGAATGCTGGCCGCCCGAGGCGCCGTGTACAAGGAGTCGACGGCGAGGTTCGCCACTCACCCGAGTTGTAAGTGCTCAGCCCAGCCGGTCTTTTCGACCAACGACTACGGCGAAGAGGCAAGTGCCATGCAGTACTTGGCGAGCAAGGCCAAGCGAACCCCGGCACAGAGGGAACGTCTGCGGCAATACCTGGACGTTCATTACCCGTCAGGTGGTGCTCCCAAGGTGGCGCAGGGTTCCGCGAAGCTGAAGAACGCCAACGAGGTCACACCCGACCAGAAGGCTACACGGCTTCAGGCTCAACTCACCTCACTGGAGACATCCTTGGCAGGCCTGAAAACGAGGGCTGCGAGTGGCGAGTCGGTTGCTAAGCCCCTCAAGTGGCAAGAAGACCGCATAGCTGCAATCCGGCGCGAGCTTCGAGCCAAATAACAGACTTCCCCGCTTTGGGGAGAACGCTACGGCTGCGTTTCAAAGCCGGTCCAATGTCCGACGGGACGGAAACGGAGTTATCCGATGAGTGAAGCAAATGGAGCGGTAACCGAAGGCACTGAGGCAGGGTCTGAAAATGCCGATCAGGTCAAAGAGGGTCAGCTTGTAGCACAGGCTGACGTGGACAGGATCGTCAAGGAGCGTGTTGCGCGAGAGCGTGCGAAGTACTCCGACTACGACGAACTCAAAGCCAAGGCTGCGGGAAGCCAGACCTTGGAGGAACGCCTGGCGTCCCTCGAAGGCGAGCTAACCACAGCGAAGGCCAATGCGCTGCGTAGTGATATTGCAGCCAAGCACGGTTTGTCAGCCGAGGACCGCGACCTTTTCCTCACCGGAACCGACGAGTCCACTCTCACCGCGCAGGCGCAACGCCTCGCGGACAGGGAAGAAGACCGGAAGAAGCAAGGCAATGTCGCCCGCAAAGAGGGCACCACATCATCCACTGGCACTAACAGTGATGAGCGCGAATTCGCCGCTGATCTGTTCGGCCGGAACACCTAGCAGAAGGAACCACCATGGCAATTCTTGCCACTAGCGGCATCACGCTGCCCAAGAACATCGCCTCGGGCCTGTTCAGCAAAGCTACTACCGGTTCGGCTGTTGCCGCCCTTTCGGGCGCGGAGCCGCAGCAGTTCGGTGAGGTCACTCACATGACCCTGACTGGACGCCCCCGCGCCGAGTATGTCGGTGAGGGTATCGACAAGTCCTCCACCAGTGCCACGTTCGGAACGAAGGTCGTGACCCCGCACAAGGTGCAGGTCACGATGCGTTTCAACGAGGAAGTCCAGTGGGCTGACGAGGACTACCAACTCGGTGTTCTCTCCACCCTTGCGGGTGAGGGTGGACTTGCCCTGTCTCGCGCACTCGACCTCGGCGTCTTCCACGGCATCAACCCCCTGTCAGGTACCGCCTACGCCGGTATCGTCGCGGGCGACCGAATCGGCACCACGACCAACAGCGTGGAAATCACCACCGCCACACTGACGACCCCTGACCTTGTGATCGAGCAGGCCGCCGGCCTGGTCATCGCAGACGGTTACATCCCCAACGGAATCGCGTTCGATCCGAGCTACGCATGGACCGTCGCCACATCCCGTTACGCCGATGGCCGCAAGAAGTACCCGGAACTGGGTTTCGGTGCCAACGTCAGCTCCTTCGAAGGTCTGAACGCTTACAGCACCACAACCGTTTCTGGTCTGCCTGAAGCAGCCGCCAACTCCAACATCAAGGCAATCGTTGGTCAGTGGGACCTCCTGCGCTGGGGTGTCCAGAAGTCCATCCCCGTCGAGCTGATCAAGTTCGGTGACCCCGATGGTCAGGGCGACCTGAAGCGCAAGAACCAGATCGCACTGCGCCTCGAAGTCGTTTACGGCTGGGGCGTCATGGACCTGGACGGCTTCTCGACGATCAAGGATGCGGTGGCCAATGTCTAAGTTTGAAAACACGAAGACGGGCATCGTCGTATCCGTCGATGATTCCAAGGATGAGCGGTTCACTGACGGCTGGAAAAAGGTTGGCTCGAAGCCTGCCGGCGTCCTGCCTGATGGTGTTCCGGATGTCTCTTGGAAGGCGGACGACCTCAAGTCATACGCAGCGTCCAATGGGGTTGACCTTGGTGGGGCGACCAAGAAGGAAGACATCGTCGCGGCTATTGCTGCGGCCTCGACTCCTCCTAGCGAATAACGGAAAGGGGCGGTCATGTCAGTGACACCAGCCATGCTTGCGGTTGCTTTAGGGCAGGCCGCCCCTGAGTCGGGTTCGGTTACCGTGCAGCAGTGGGAGATGTGGATAGAGGATGCAGACATGCTCATCGAGGCGCGTCGGGTCACGCTCGGTGTGGACGAACCGGACCAGGCGAAGCTTGACTACGTCGTTCGGGAAGCTGTTGTGGCGCACATCAAGCGCCCTGACGATTCCACTCAGGTGACAATAGCCGTCGATGATGGCTCGTCGTCTAAGACGTACAAGTCCGCCAAGGGCCGGGTTGTGATCCTCGATGAGTGGTGGGTCCTGCTTGGGCTCGTTGAGACCAGCGGGGCGTTCTCGATCGACATGCTGAACACCACGACAACGCATCTTCCATGGTGCAGCCTCATGATGGGCGCCGCTTATTGCTCCTGTGGGGCGGACATCGCAGGGTATCCGATCTATGAGGGCGGCGAACTGTGAGCCTCTTGGGGGACATTCTCGCCGTCCTCCCGGAACTGAGGGCTGCGGCTGAGTCTCTAATGGTGGACACGTGCCGCATAACCTCAGCCGGCGAGGTGGTAACGGACCCAGACACGGGCGACGTGACCACCACTCGAGAGACGGTCTATGAGGGCAAGTGCAAGGTCCAGTCGAAGGATTCTGCGGTATCGAATCCGGAGGCTGGCGGCGCTTCCTTCACTGTCGTTTCCCGACAGATCCACATCCCGGCGAACGCTGCCGAGATCCTGGATGGGTACGAGGTGGAGATCACCGCGTCGCTGTTGAACTCGTTCACGGTCGGCAAGGTGTACCGGGTGGAGGGCTTCACCCCAGACAGCTTCGACACCGCGTACCGGATACCGGTCAAGGAGATGCTATGACGGCTGATACTTCTGATCTGGATGGCCTCATGCGCGATCTCCGTAAGATTCCCGCTGCAATGGTTCCGAAGCTGCGTGGCGTGGTTGCCAAGTCTGCGCTGAACACAAAGAACATCATGCGGAAGGACGCGCAGCGATCTCGGCACTTCAAGCAGTTGGCCCCGACTATCGGTTACGACATCAAGGTGTTGGGGTTCGCTGGTGACGCTGTCATTGAGGGTGAGGTCGGCCCGAGTGGCGGCGGCTCTGCATCCCTCGCTGGTATCGCGTATTACGGCACATCTCGCCCGGGTGGTGGGACTGTCCGCAACCCTGAAGACGCGATGCTCGAGGAGGCTCCCAACTTCTATGAGTTCGCGTTCAAGGCGACGGAGGGCCTGCTGTGATCCTAGAGCATTACAACGCGGTCAAGGCGCTCCTACCGGGCACTGTGCGTGTTTATGCGTGGAACGTTCCTGAGGCTCCCAGTTACCCGTATGTGGTCATCTGGGGCGACCTTGGCGACGAGTCGAGCGGTGGTCCCGATGGCGATTCGCTGGAGGATGTCCCCGATGTCCTGTCTCTGCGGATCCGAGCTACCTATGCGGGGCTGACTGGTGATTCCGTGCTGATCGTGGCGCGCAATGTCCGGGCAGCACTGAACCGCAAGACCCCCGTCGTGACCGGCTGGCACGCTAACCCGTTACGGCAATCAACCCTCATGGACGTCCAGGTTGACCGGGACGTGACCATTCCAGGCAGCGGCACTCACCCACTGTTCGCGGTGGACGAGTTCGCTCTCGTATCCCACAAACTCTGACCCGAAAGGAAAGCCCAGTGACTGAGTTCATTGACGCCTACTCCAAGACGACCGGGGCGAAGCAGACGGTGCCTGCCCCATGGCTGGACCGCAAGGACGCCCCGTTCAACGATCTGACTAAGACTCCCAGCCAGAAGGCAAGGGAAGCGGCTAAGGCCGAAACCACCAAGCCGGCCTCGCCGGAAACGAAGGAGGCCAACTGATGGCACGCGTACTTGCCGATGGCAAAACCAAGTTCACCATTCTTACTACTGCGCCAGTCAACCCTGCGGCCCCCACGGCTACCGAGTTGAACGCCGGCATCGACCTATCCTGCGACATCCTGACCTCGGACTTCACCTGGGGCGCTACGGATTCGGACAAGATCGCTGAGAAGGCACTCTGCGATTCGGGCAACTCGAACGCGATCGGCGCCTCGAACTACGCTGGCGGGTTCACCCTCTGGCGCAAGTTCCTGACCGCGGGCGGCTTCGATGACGCCAACGAAACGGGCTGGACTGCCGTCAAGGAGAAGGGCGCGACCCTTTATGGTTACGCCCGTCAGATGGACAAGGACTCCACGGACGTGTGGGCCGCAACTGACGAGATTTACCTCGGCGCCGAGTTCATCACGGACACCCCTCAGCGCACGGACGGTACGGGTTTCGTGAAGTACCGGATCCCCGTTGAGATCCAGCGCGGTTACCCCTTCATTGAGGTTGCCGCAGCCTAGTTAGACCGGTTGGCGGCGCGTGATTAGGCTCCGCGCTGCCAACCTCCAACACACCACCAGAGCCTATCCCCCTAAAAATGGAGCCTAATCAATGACTAAGCAAATCCCCGGCGTTCCTGAGTCACTGACTCGCGCTGAATACGTATCGCTCTTTGAGGCTGTCGGAATTTCCCCGAATCGCACTCTTGATTTGAGCTTCCGACCCAACGGTATCTACGCAACCGTGTTCGTCCTTGACGACAATGGCGCGAAAATGTTGGACGGCAGTGATCTCGCTAAACACTCCATCTACATCCCGGTGGAGGACTAGGCCATGACCGAAACACCCCAGGATTTTGACTTTGACAAGTGGCTGGATGACGCAGAACGCCCGCAGCGATCCGTGACGGTGTATCAGAAGTCCGGTCTGATCGCTGACCTTGACGCGCTTGAGGCTAGGATCCTCGCGGCTGAGGATGATGAAGATGTGGACGGCCCAAGCATGGCGGGCGGACCTGCCAAACTTCGTGCCGAGTATCAGAAGCTCGCCAAGCAGTTCCACGACTCTGCCCTGACGATCCGGGTGCAAGGGCACGACGACGAAGAGAAGCGGCAGTTCGCTATCGCCAACAAGGGTGACGCGGACCTGGTCTATATCGTCCTTGCTGACGCGATCCAATCCCCGAAGGCTACGCCCGCACAGTTGAAGCGTTTGGCTGAGAAGGTAGGCGAAGTCCAGTTCGGGCAGATCCTCACCGCGTACCACCAGGCGTCCACAGAGATCCCCACCGTGAGCGCCGATTTTTTGCCGAAGCCCTCTACACAGGACGATGGTGGCGAATCTTAGCAGCCCTCAAGACTGCTGAGCGGTTCCAGCGTCCGCCGTCCGCCTATCTCGGTGCTCTGCCTGAGTGGAAAGACCGGCTGTTGGAGTTCGCTTACACCCTGTACGTCGAGGGCATGTGTGAGTGCGGGCGCCCTAAGTTTGAGTGCCGCAACGAGGAAAATGTGGGAGCTTACGAGGCTGCTGACATTACCTGCTACGCGCAGGCCGCCGTCGAGGAACACACCGGGCAGAAGGACTTCAAGCCCGAGTCTGGGCAAAGATTCTACGCCCGCGAGATAGACGAGGAATTAATCACTCGCAGGACGTTCACGCCACTTCCCCAGCCCGACTAGCGCGGTGATGAAACCGGCGAGGGCAACTAGAGCAGCCCAACCACCAATCGCGTTCGGCTCCTGCCCATACAGGAAAGCCAGTGCAATCGCACTGCCGAACACGAGCATTCCGAGTCCCACCTTCATGATGTTTGCGCCCCTCCGCTTGTGCGGATCCCCCTGAGTAGTCATGCCCGCGAGCATACGGCATCCCAGCAAAATTAAACAGTGGAGGTATCATGGCCGACCGCCGCGTCAAAGTGACGTTCAGTGCCGAGATCCAGGGCTTCAAGCGGGCGATGGAGGAAGCTGCTCAGTCCACTCAGAAGGTCAGTAAGGCGTCTCAGGATTCATCCAAGGCCGCCGACACTTATCTGGGCAAGATGGTTGAGTCCGCGAATAAGAACCGCGATGCGTGGGAGAAGTCGGGCACCGTCCTACTGGGCGTCGGCACTGCCGCTGTTGCTGGGCTCGGTCTCGCTGGCAAAGCTGCGATGGATTGGGAATCGGCGTGGGCTGGGGTCACGAAGACTGTTGATGGCACGCCGGCGCAGATGAATGAGCTTGAGGCATCTTTGCGCGGACTGGCGAAGACTCTTCCCGCAACGCATGAGGAAATCGCTGGTGTCGCTGAGGCTGCAGGCCAGCTTGGCGTGAAGCGTGCGGACGTCGTCGGTTTTACCAAGACGATGATCGACCTTGGCGAGACAACCAACCTGACCGCTGAGGAAGCTGCGACTTCCATTGCCCAGATTTCAAACGTCATGGGCACGATGGAGCGGGACGGATCGAAGGGTGTTGAGCGTTTCGGCGCGACCCTTGTTGCTCTCGGTAACGCTGGTGCTTCGACTGAGGCTGAGATCCTGGAGATGGCTAAGCGGATCGCTGGTGCTGCGAAGCTTGTTGGTGCTTCCGAGTCCGACGTTCTCGCCCTGTCCAACGCGATGGCGTCGGTGGGTATTGAGGCGCAACTCGGCGGCGGCGTCATCTCTCGTGTGATGCAACGCATGTACGGGGATGTGAAGGAGGGCGGCGAGGGCCTGGAGAACCTGGCGAAGGTCGCCGGGGTTTCTTCCAAGGACTTCGCTACTGCTTTTGAGACTGACCCTGTCCGCGCCGTTGACATGATGATCAAGGGCCTGTCGCGGGTGAAGGACACCGGTGGCGATGTCATCCAGACCATGTCCGACCTCGGCATCAAGGGCACCGAAGAAACAGGTGTAATCCTTCGCCTTGCCGGTGCTGGTGATTTACTCGCTGATTCTCTGAAGCTTGGCGACGAAGCGTGGCAGTCGAACTCGGCGCTGGCCGAGGAAGCTGCTAAGCGGTACGAGACGACCGAGTCCAAGGTCAAGGTCGCCTGGAACAACATCAAGGACGCCGCGATTGAAGCCGGCGCCGTGTTGCTGCCTATCATCGCTGGGGTTGCTGAGTCTGTTGCTGGTATGGCGCAGGCGTTCGGCAACCTACCGGACCCGGTCAAGGGTGTACTCACGGTGCTGGGTAGTGTCGCTGGTGTCGCCGCGCTGGGCGCTGGTGCGTTCCTCACTCTGACGCCAAAGATCCTCGACACAATGAACGCCTTCAACCAGCTAGCGCCTGCGGGGTCTAAGGCCCGTGGCGCGCTCGTGTCTGTGGGTAAGGCTGCTGGTGGCGCGCTCGCCATCGGGACAGTCGTCACGATCTTGGCGAAGCTTGCCGAGTCCGACTATATGGCCGATATTGATACGGGCATGGGTAGGGTCGCGCTGGCTCTCGCGGACATTGCGGACAATTCTCCGGGTGCGGCTGCTGGGCTTGACTCCCTGTTCAAGGACCGCGATGGCGGGAACCTGATCAACGGTGTCGATGATTTGAACACTGCCATGCAGCGGACATTCAACAAGAACAGAGACCAGGAGTTCAACGACTGGGGCGAGGGACTAGTCAACGCTATTGTCCCTGTTGAGGGTTCTGTGAAGATCCTCGAGGGCGCGTTTGATCGGGTTGATCAGACTCTTGCCGACTTGGTTTCTGGCGGTAACCCGGAGGACGCGGCTAAGGCTTTCGAGAAGATCGAGGCTGCAGCTAAGGTCCAGGGTGCGACCGTCGAGGAATTGGCCGAGAAGTTCCCTCAGTATCGGGATGCTCTTGCTGCTGCTGAGGCGGCGGCTAAGACTGCCGGCACTGAGACTGAGACGACCACGGGTGCTATCGAGGCTGCGGGTGCCGCTGCTGAGTCCGCGGCTGTGCAAGCCGAGGATATAGCCAAAGCTCTTGAAGACGTGGGTCTGAACGCTGACGGGTCCATTGATGACCTAAATAAGTTCACGGAGGCACTGCTCGCGACTGGGCTCATCACGCTGAGCGCGAGGGACGCGGCGCGTAACTGGTCGCAGGCTTTGTTGGACATGGGTTTGCAGGCTGATGGTACTGGCGGTCAGATCGGTGCGCTTGGTACGGAATTTGATAACACGACTGCGCAGGGCATCAAGAACCAGGCCATGTTTGACAGTGTCGCGCAGGCTGGCATCCGCAATGCACAATCGATGGCTGCAGCTGGCGCTTCTAACGCGGAGTTGCAGGGCAACCTGCATAACACTTACAACGGTCTGATTGCAGCTGCTGGTCAGTTCGGCATCACGGGCGGTGAGGCTGAGGCGCTGGCTCGCAAGGTACTCGGCATCCCTGACGGCGTGTCGATTGATTCGTGGATGGCCGACGAGGCGAAGCGGATGGCTGAGGCAACCAAGGGCGCCGTTGATGCGATCCCGCCGCGCAAGGATGTTGCGGTTGTTATCACCTACTCGGATATCGGGCGTGATGAGGCGATGGCTAGGCGCGAGTCGGCCCTATCTCCTCGCGCTACAGGGGGGCGCATTCCCGGATTCGCTGACGGTGGGCAACTGCCTACGACCGGCCCCGGCACTGGCGTCACTGATGGGTTCCTTGGGATCTCGTCTGCGGGCGTCCCGGTGGCGCGTGTGGACGCTGGCGAGTGGATCATCAAGCGATCATCCAGCGACCGCTACAACCGGGAGCTCGCAGCAATAAACGCGGGAACGTTCCCGAAACTCCCTGGCTACGCGAATGGCAGCCGCGCTGGCCGTGAGTATTCGGCGCAGTCGCTCGGGTATGCGCCATACAGGTCCAATGGTCCGGTCGCTGGCGGGACGACGTTCGGTGACGTGAATATCAGCCAGCAGTCAGACCCGGTCGCGACATGGCATGAGTTCAGCCGCCGCACAAACATGCGCCAACCCTAAGAGAAGGAGGCTGGGATGCCTTATCCGAGTCCTATAACGTATCCCAGCCCCTCCCTCTACCCAGGCTTCACCCTTGGGAATGCTGGCTGGCTGATTGCCTTGGGTGATGCGCTGGTGCTGGGGACCACGGATGAGTTCGGGGTTCGCTGGTCCATCACGAATGATTTTGAGGGCTGGCACGGCTCACCAACCCCGACGTTGGAGTTGACGCAACGGGCTAGGGCTCACGGTTCGACTGGTTCTGAGTCGTTCATGACGAGTCGGTTTATGACTATTCGTGGCCTGATCCACGCGCCTGATCCTGTTGCTTTGGAGGATGCGTTTGATCGGTTGAACGCGGCGGTGACGTTGGCTCCGTTCCAGATGATCGTTGCGGGCAGGTCGAAGATCCGGCATTGCATGGTGCAGCGCCAAGGTGAGGTCATCCCGTTCTCGCACTCCGATGTTCTTGGTGAGTATTCGATCCTGATCGTCGCCAAAGATCCCCGCAAGTTCGGTGACCTAAGTACGGAAACCACCCGCCTCCCGTTCAGTGAGGGCGGGTTGACGTTCCCTGTCACGTTCCCTGTCACGTTTACGGGCACGTCGGGCACTGGCGTGGTCCGGGTGAATAATCCGGGGAACACGCAGGCTCCGGTGTGGTTGCGGATCGACGGGCCTATCCCGGCTGGTGGGTGGTCGGTGACGCATGTTGGGAAGAAGCAGACTCTCACGTTCGCGACGGCCTTGGCGCTTGGTTCTGGTGAGTTTGTGACCGTGGACATGGACCGCCGTGAGGTGTTGGCGCAGGGTCAGTCACCTCGCTCCGGTTACGTGACCTCTCGCGGCTGGTTCTCCCTCGATCCCGGCGATAACGACATTGCTTTTTCTGCGACCAACTACTCTTCCACGGCCTCTCTGACTGTGACGACCAAACCTAGCTGGAGCTGATCATGACGATTACTTTTGCCACCCCTGATGGGGTTGAGATTTCGGGGCAGCGCTGGCGTCAGGCGCACGCTGCACTGTACGGGGGCGGCTCGGGTCGTCGTCTCGGTGGGCGTTCGGGGTTCCGTGTGGATACCCCGTCGAACATCCTGACCGCTACTTCAACAACCTGGACGCTGGGCCCGGTCCCGATCATGATCGACCCTGGCGCGAGTACACATCAGGGCATGTATGGCTGGTCTTCTGATGCGAACGTGACTGGGTCTGTGACCGCAGCGGATGCGACCTATGCCCGCAAAGACATTGTCTACATCCAGGTCAGCGACTCCAGCGCGGGTGACGGCTCCGGTGCGCTGACCGCCCCGGTCTTATAC